TTAGAAATCAATAACTTTATTTAGCTTTTCATCTTCTTCAGTTTTTAATTCTTCTAATAAGTGACTGTACACACGCCAAGTTATTTCAATATTAGCATGGCCAAGTCGCTTACTAACATATTGTATTGATAAACCTTTGGCCAACAACATAGATGCATGTGTGTGTCTTAATGAATGTAACGTGTAGTTACCTTTACGATTTTCTATTAAGAATTTGCGTAATGTATCAGTGACTGCTTTGTTACTAATTAAATTGGCACCAGTATTAAAGATATGATCATGATGTTTTGGTCGACTTTCTAAAAAGTTTTGGATGTAGTCCATATCTCTATCAGAAATAGTAACTACTCTATCAGCAGATGCAGTTTTAGTACCACGTAGATGAATTGTTTTATTCTTGTAATCAATATCATCATACATTAACTTTTGAATTTCTCCAAATCTAGCACCTGTAGAGATAAGCATAAAGATAACCAGGTATGATAAGTTATCATTACTTTTAGCGAATTCTTTAAGTTGCTTATAATCATTAAGCGTCATAAATTTAGCTTCTTCTTTTTTGGCCAACTTCTTTTCATAAATTGGTGCATTCCATGTAGGATCGCGTGAGATAATTCCTTCATTCATTGCATCTTTAAATGCTTGTGAAAAACAATTATTTAATTTCTTTACACTTTCTTTTGTTCGTCCTTCTTTTCGGCCACCAACGAATTTACCATCAGCATATTCTTTCAACATTTCTCTATATTTCAATTGTGATACATCTTTAATTGAAATTTGGCCAAACTTTTCATCAAAGATTTTTAAAGCGTTGAAATAACGATTTAAAGTAGATTGTGATACTTTATCTTCTTTATTAACTACTATCCAATTTTTAAAGTATTTTATGAATGGTATCTCTGATGAAATCTCATTATTTTTGGACACTTCATTATATCTAATATTCATATTTTCAGTGGCCGATTTCTTTGTCTTAAAACCACGTTTTCTATATCTTTTGTTATTGTATCTAAAGTCATATTCCCATGAATTGCCTATTTTTTTAACATTCAATATGAATTCCTCCTAAAAAAGGTAAAAAATAATAAGGGTAGGTGGACTACCCAAAAATATAATGTTTTAATAGTTTATGTTATAATCATTAAAAAGTAGGTGATTACATTATGACTGCTAAAGTTAGAGTCAAAAAAAAACCAGTAATTGTTAATGCTGAAAAAGTTAATGAAGTAACATATATTAATACATTAGAAGGTCGAATGAAAGCTGAAAAAGGTGATTGGATTATAACGGGTGTTAATGGTGAACGTTACCCTGTCAAACCAGAAATTTTTAAAAAAACTTATGAAGTACTTCCTGACTAAAAGTCAAGAAGTGCTTTTTTAATTGCTTCATAGGTAAAAGAATAAGCCCATTTAACATTTTTATTGTAAAGTGCAAGTGGAGTATCATAAGATTTACTTATCTTAATTGCTACAATTGGTTTATTTAATTCTTTTGCAGTTTCTATTTCCCAATTAACCCATTCTGAAGCATAAGTACTTCTTCCAATAATACAAATCACTCTGTCAGACTCTTTGATTTTTTCTTTAATTCGTCTTTTAATATATTTAGCATTTGTAGAATTAATACTAATACCTATACTAGTATCTTCGAATTTAATATCAAAAAACTGTACTCTAGGGTTCTCAGACCAACCTACTAACAAATTTTTATATCTACTTCCTTCATCATCAGCTCTATAACTTACGAATAATTTTCCTAACATTTTTCTTTCTCCTTCACATCTTGTCTCATAGTTTGCCAATTTATATTTTCATTAGAAATAATAGATTCAACTCTTGAAACTAAAAGTTTTAAAGGCTCTTCTTCATCATCATAGGGTTCTACTTTGCAAAAATATAAATATTTTTCATGTTTTAGTGCTTCGCAAGTAGTTCTATATTGAATATAATTTTGGTGATACTGTTTAACATTACTTATTGACTGAGAAACAACAATGAGTATGCCTAGAATTGATGTAATAATAGCAAAAACCATTGAATCAGATACTAGCGAAAATGGCGTAATAGCTGGTACTAATGCTCCTGATATTATCTGAATATATTTGTTTATAATATATTGTCTTTTACACTTCGCACTATTACGATCATACCATTCAATTTGTTCTTCGAGTCTCTCTTTAAAATAACTATGTTCTTTTGTATGTTCATTATTTTTATTACTTTTTTTAAAACAATTCATTTTCTGCTATCCTTCTAAGTAAACTAATAATTTCTATAATTTATTGTTTATTCACTTTGTGTTTCGGCTACTTCTTTTTGTCTATTGGCCCAACTCTCATAACTTTCATTTTTACCAACCCATCCAGGTCCTCCAACATGAGCATTAGGATCATTTGCTACTTTTTCACTTGCTTCTTTAGCAGCTTCATAATCACCTCGACCATAACCCATTTGAGATTCATCATGAGTTGTAGTTGGTATTTCTTGAGTATTTGAAGGTTGATTATTTACTTGTTGGTTATTAGTTTGAGTAGATTGACTAGTTTGTGAATTGCTACTAGCACTAGCTACGTTATTTTGATTACTATTTGTTGACTGACTATTATTATTTGAATTACTAGTTGAATTAGAATTATTTGATGTAGAATTTTTGGAAGATTGTTCATTAGAATCATTTGAATCACTAGTTGTTTTGTCATCTTCAGTTTTATTTTCTTTAGAACTGTTGTCATCTGATTTAGCGCTAGCTACATTTTTTGAATCATTATCTTCTGATGTATCATCTTTTTTACTATTATCTGTTAAATCTTCTGTTACTGAATAATCTTCAGATTTTAAGTCATCTAACTTAATTGTTTTAGTACCTAATTTTTTACCATCAGAACCTTTGGTAGCTTTTAAAACTACATCTTCATCATTTTGTAATTTGTAAGTCATGATACCTTTTGCAGTTTTGCCTTTTTTAATAGTGTCGTTACTATGTTCGTTCCATTCTCCGAGTTTTCCGGTAGTAGGTGTAATTCCGACATCTAATTTATTTACAGTATTATCACTATCTTGAGTTGCTTCAAAACAAGCAATCCATACATTCATTGAAGTTATATCTTCGCTATCCGATTTGTTTTTAACATGATACTTGAAAGCTAATAATTTATCTCCTGAATCTTTGTCATTAAGAATGAAAGTATCATCAATTTTCAATACTGCTTGATCAATAACTAAAGTGTCATTTGCAAATTGTGGTTTATTTTCATTCACTGACTTTGTTTCGGTATTATTAGACTTTTTACCATCTGAATTATTATCGTCATTACCACATGCACCTAAAACTAATGTACTAGCTAACAATACACCAAATACTTTTTTCATTTTTCAAAAAATTCCCTTCGTATTAATTTTTGTGTTCAAACACACGCAATGGCTCAAATTGAATGATATAACCATCGCAACATACAGAATATCCATGTTTTTGCTTATAATGCTCAAGGGTTTCTAAAATAAATTGTTCTGTTACTTCAAAAAAATTAGCAAGTTCATACAAGTTGTTTATCCCTTGTAGGTATGCGTCTATTAAATCTTTCAAGGATATTAATTTTTCATATGCTAATCGTCGTGCTTTAAGTTCATATTTTTTATTTTGTATATCTTTTTGATTGATTATATTTCCGTGTGTAATTTCGTGATGAGCTAATTCTTCAGCAAGAATTTCTAATTTTTTCTCTGAAGAAGTGTTTTTATCAATTAGTATTACCCCGTCGTTATAAATACCGCTAAAGCTACCAGGTAAGACAAAATCATCGCAAATATGTAAATGGTTATATTTAATAATTAAATCTTCATATCTCCCCACATAATCAATCCTTTTTACGTGCTTGACGTACTAATCGCGCAAATTCTCTTATTTTTTCTAATTCCTCTTGTGTATAGTCGTCATCATCTAAGTGAGCAGCTATTGTTTCATTTAAATTATCATGTTTATCAGTGATTTCAGAAGGCATTACACCAAAATAATCAGCCATTAATTCGATTTTATCTCTTCTAGGATATTTTGCACCATTCACCCAACTACTTACAGTTGATTCATTTAAATTTAATTCTTTAGCCATATCTGTTTGACTTTTACCTTTTTTATGTAACAAATTTTTAATATTATTTGATAATGTTGTTTTACCCATAGCTTTTTTCTCCTTATTATATGTAATCTAATTGATGAATAAAATATACCATTTAATTTACTTAATGTAAAGTGACTTTACTAAAAGTATTTAAAAATTTACATAAAATTAATTTACTAAAAGTGTTGACACTTTACTTTTAGTGTAGTAACCTGTTGTTACAGCTTTGATAGAGCGAGTTTAAGATAAGGAGGTATAACTCGTGGAAACATTGTCTTTAAAGGGTGCTAGAAACGAATTTGGCTATACTCAACAAGAAATAGCTGATCGTTTGGGAGTAACTAAATATACGTACTTACAGTGGGAAAAAGGGAAAGTGGTACCTAAACACATGGCTATTTATGCTTTGGCTTATATTTATGGTATTGATGCCGATGTGTTGAGATTACCACAAAAAAATTTAAGCTAGACTTTACTTTTAGTAAAGTTAAAGTAAAGGAAGTGTATTTTTTGGATGACTGATAAAACTATCGCTATAAAGTATTTATCCGTCGAACTAGGTAAGAGTGATAAAGAAATCGGTGATTTCTTAGGAGTTCACCGGTCTAGTATCACTCACTATAGAAAAAACAACAATATACCAAAACCAACTACTGTTGGAAGGCAAGGAGAGTTAGCAGCGATTTCAAGATTAAGAAAATTAAAATTTGAAGTCGAAGATCTTAATTTAATCGACAAATCATCAAGATATGACTTATTGGTTAATAAAAAATTGAAAATAGAGGTCAAGTCTTCCAAAAGAAGCAAAGATGGTCGATTTAGATTTACTTTTGCTAATAAACCTGAAAATCAATGTAAAACTTCCGAAAATGTTATGAGATTAAAAAACGGAAAGACAGTAAAGAATTATCAAAAATTCGCTGACTATTTTATTTTGGTAGGCATTGATGATGATATTTATCACTTTTGGGTAATGCCAACGAATTTAATTAAAGTAGGACAACAAAATATAACATTGAACGATACCAACAGACCAATGTTTAAAAACAATTTTTCTTTATTGAGAGAAGGTGTATAAGATGACTCAAACAATCAACGTTACAGTACCTATTCCTGAAGACTATGTGATCATCTCAAAAGTTGAGTATCAAGAATTAACTGATAACCAACCAATGAATATGACACTTACAGAAGTAGCACAATACTATAACCAAACTAAAGGGTGGATAGTCAAGAACATTCTTAAAGATGATTACTTCAGAAGAAAAATCAAACCATTTAGTCAACTTGTTGATGAAGATGGAAACGGAAAGTATTTGTTTAATCGCAAGAAAATGAAACAGTTTCTTAACGATTATGACGAAGAAATCAAAGAAAGAACTCAATATAAATGAAAAATAAGGGGGTGATGAAATGAACGTAGAAGATAAAAGTATTCTAATCGCTGGAGTAATGTTCTTAACGTTGACAACTGCATTGTTCATTACAGGAATGTTCTTCATGAAAGCATTAGGAACAGCGCTGTTAATCGCACTAGCGACATATGTATTCTTCGACAATTTTTATTATGAAACGGAGGAATAAAAAATGAAATTAGTCGAAAAAGTTGAAGAAAAGCGATTAAAGGATGGACTAACAGTCAGACAAATTGGTTACTTGTTAGGAATTACAGGTGCTTATTACATCAAAATGAGAAATGGCTCAAGAAGAATAACAGAGAAACAACAGGTGAAATTTAAGCGATTTTTAGAAGGAGAATTTGACCATATTGAAATACCTAAGTATTCAACTGATAAAGAAGAAGTCGCTTATAACAAAGGTTATAAAAAAGCGATTAAAGATTTGCAAGAGTTTATAGCAACAAAAAAAGACTGAATGCTATCGGCAAATAGCAAACAGTCGAAATTTCTACAAAATATACGTACTTAAAATTTACAACTAAATAAGGAGGTAGTCAATTGTGAATTTAACTATTAACAAACTGACAATCGAAAATTTTGCAGGCTTTAAGAAACAGACGTTTGAATTTAATGGCCAAGATGCAAGAGTGTACGGTGCTAATGGAACTGGTAAGACAACGACTGCTACTGCACTACAATGGCTTTTATTTGATAAAGGTTTAGATGGCTCAACGAAGTCATTTAATCCAGTACCGTTAAAAGAAAATAACGAAGAAGATTATGAACTTATTCCAACAGTTGAAGTTGAATTAGATAAAGATGGTAAAACTTTAAAAATCAGAAAAGAAAGCCATCCGAAATACACTAAAAATCAAAGTAATAATCGCAAAGAATATAGTCGTTCTAGAACAAAGAAACAATATATCAATGATGAAAGTTTAAAAGTAAAAGATTTCCAAAGTCGTATCGCTGAACTGGTAGATGAAGATGTATTTAAACTCATTACTAATCCTGCAGCATTTAATGATTTGGAATGGAAGAAACAACGAGAATTGTTGTTTGAAATTGCAGACCAAATTGATGATGAAGATATCATCAAAACAAATAAGGACTTTAAGGATTTAAAAGATATCTTAGGTGATCATGATATCGAAGTAAAAACAAAAATCTTAAACGATAAGATTAAGCAAATTAGAAAAGATATTGAAGATATACCTGTCAGAATCAATCAAACTGAAAGCAATAAACAAGATGTTCCTGAGCATGATGAAGGACGTTACAACACAGTTAAACAAGAAATCGAACAGTTAGGTAATGAAAGAGTAGATATTCAGAATGGTAAAGCCGAGATTGACCTTCGTAATCAACTTGCAGATAAACAAGCTGAACTGAATCGTCTTGAAGATAATCATGATGCTAACAATGAAGGTCGTATTCATGCAGCAACAAATGAACTGAGCGTTGAAAATGGTACAGTGGCCAACTTAGAAACAAAAATCAGAAACAATAAACAACAAATCGAATACGAATCAAAACGTCGTCAAGAATTACTTTCTGAATACCATGCGTTTGAAGCAAAAGAAGAAGAAATTAAAGCTAAACAATTTGAACCTAGTACCGATAATGTTTGCTCTTGTTGTGGCCAAGCATTACCACCTGAACAAGTTGAAGAAGTAAATAAAAAAGCGTTGGCCAACTTTAACAAACAGAAGTCCGAAGATTTAGAGAACCTTGAACAAAAGAAAGCAAAAATATTTTCTGATGGTAAAAGAATTATGCCATTAATCGAAAAATTAGAGAGTGAAAATAACGACTTACAAATTAAAGTCAACGAAGCTAAAGAGAAAGTACAACGCATTCAAAATCGAATCGATAAATTGAAAGCAGGCAATGTTGATATCACTCAAACAGATGAGTACAAATCAATTCTAAATGATATCAATGAAATCAATCAGAAACGTAAAGATATTAAAACTACTATTAGCGATAAAGTAGCCAAGATTGATGAACAAATCAATGAACTCACTCAAGAAAAAGTTGCATTTGAAAATGCTAAAGCGATTGAAAGTTCAAATGAACATCTGGATGAAGTCATTAAAGATTTACGCAGCGAAGAAGATCAACTACTTGATAAGAAAGAAGATTATGAACATCAACTTTATATCTTGAAAGAATTTACGACTACCAAAGTCAAAATGCTGACTGAAAACATTAATAAGAAATTCAAAATGGCTAACTTTAAGCTATTCAATCATCAAGTTAATGGTGAAATCAAAGAAACATGTGTCTGTACAGTTGATGGCGTTGAATATAACGGTGGCCTTAACAACGCAGCAAGAATCAATGTTGGTTTAGATATTATCAACACATTATCAACACACTATGGAATCACTGCACCAATCTTTATCGATAACGCAGAAAGTGTAACAGATATCATTCCGACAGAAGCACAACAAATTCAATTAGTAGTAAGTGGTCAAGATAAAACATTAAGAATGGAGACGATTTAATATGACAAACGAATTATTAGTAAAAAATAACAAAATGGGCGATAGCGTACTAGCGAGAGTAAAAACATTAGAATCACAAGGTGACTTACAATTTCCCTCAAACTATTCACCGGAAAATGCAATGAAATCGGCAATGTTACAGCTACAAGAGTTAAAAGGCTCTAAAAAAGACGGATATAAACCGGCATTAGAGTTTGCGACGCCTACCAGCGTAGCAAATGCACTTATGGATATGGTGGTTCAAGGCTTAAATCCTGCTAAAAATCAAGGTTACTTCATTATGTATCGTAATAAAGTTCAATTCCAACGTAGTTATCATGGAACAATGGCAGTAACTAAACGTGTGACTGGCGCCAAAGAAATCAATGCAGAAGTAATTTTTGAAGGCGATGACGTTAAGTACACAACTAAAAACGGTAAGATTGTCGACTTAGAACATTCTCAATCATTTGGTAATCGTGATACTAAAAAGATTATTGGAGCATATGCAACGGTTGTATTCGATGATGAAAGCAAAAATTATACAGAAATCATGACTTTTGAAGAAATTGAAGAAGCATGGAAACAATCACAATCTGTTTATAACGGTGAATTTAAAGAAGATGGAACACATAGACGATTCCCACAAGAAATGGCAAAGAAGACAGTGATTAATCGTGCCTGCAAGAAATTACTCAATAGTTCAGATGACGCCAGTCTTTTATCGAATCATATTAGAGAGGAAGAAACTCGTCAACGTAAAGAAGTCCTAGACGCAGAAGTAGAAGAACAAGCAAATCAAGAAGAACTCGACTTTGAACAACCACAACAATATGAAGATGCTCAATTTAAAGAAGTAGAAGAACCTGAACCAGCTGATGTTAGTAACTTTGAAGAAGTATCACAAGAAGCACCTAAACAAGAAAGTGAGAAAGATCCATTTTAATAGAAACTTTAGCCACAGGATCAAATGGTAACTGCTATCACATTAATGATGGCAGTACCTCACTTCTTATTGAAGCTGGCATCAAATTTGAAAAGGTTCAAAAACACTTCAAAGGTCGAACAAGAAAAATTAAAGGTTGTTTAATCACTCACGAACATGGCGACCACGCTAAGTATATAAAGCAATATGTCAATGAAGGTATTAATTGTCATATGACTGTAGGTACTCAGCAAGCAATTCCAACAGAAAGTCATAGAATATGTACAATCAAAGCAAAACAAGAACTAAGAATAGGTACATGGTCGATATTACCATTTGATGTTGAACATGACGCTAATGAACCAGTTGGCTTTTTACTTAAAAGCGTTCATGGTTACAAAGTTTTATATATCACAGATACAAAATATCTCAAATATAAGTTCAAAGGCGTTACACACATGATGTTAGAAGTGAACTACATCTACGAACAAATGCAGCAAAACATTAAAGACGGTGTAATTCATAACGTGTTGGCCAATCGTATTATGGAGTCTCATTTTAGCTTAGAACATGCAATCGGAATGTTAGAAGCAAATGATTTATCAAAACTAGAAGAAATTCACTTAATTCATTTAAGTAGCAATAACGCAAACGCTACACATATAAAACAAAGTATTCAGGAAACGACAGGTGTTCCTGTTTATGTAGGAGGACATAATCAATGACAAATAAATTCAGAATTACAAAAAAGAAAGATGGAACAGTAAGTTATCACATGGAGGGTAGTTCAGACTTCATTAATAGCATTTCTGATAAAATTTTAAATTCTAAAAAAGCATCTAAAACTGATTTGATGAAGTTATGCAAACCATCTGAACAACATAAACCAACTGATCATCATATAAATATGCCAGCCACTATTAAACCGACACCACCAAAAAAACATATATCTCTTATTAAACCAGAAGGCGAAACAGTGTATTCAGAAAGTGAACCTAATACTATGGCTGAAGCGTTAAAACAATTAGATATAAAAAAAGAAAATGATGATCGACCTGAACAACCAGAAGACACATCTTACTACTACACAGGCATTAAAGAAAAAGATGGTAAAAAGTTATATCGCTGCCGATATATGTGTCATTCATGTAGCAATGTTGGTAATCACTATATCCCTCACTTAATTGACAACGTGCAATGTCATAATTGTTCAGCTGATTTACCTGTGAAAAGTGTAGCTGACATGACAGGTTATAAAAAAGATTTAAATGCTAATTGGTATGTTGCAGGACAATATTTACCAAAAACAAAATAGGAGGACAATAAATGATTAACAGAGTTGTATTAGTAGGTCGTTTAACTAAGGATCCAGAATACAGAAGTACTCCCTCAGGCGTAAGTGTAGCGACATTTACTCTAGCAGTTAACCGTACTTTCACGAATGCTCAAGGGGAACGCGAAGCTGACTTTATTAACGTTGTTGTATTTAGAAGACAAGCAGAAAACGTAAATAACTATCTTTCAAAAGGTAGTTTAGCTGGCGTTGATGGTCGCATACAATCACGCAGTTATGAAAATCAAGAAGGTCGTCGTATATTTGTCACTGAAGTAGTCGCAGATAGTGTTCAATTTCTTGAACCTAAAAATTCAAATGGTGGTCAACAAGACACTTACCAACAACAAACGCAATCACAAACACAACGTAGCCAAAATACTAAACCGCAAGGACAAGATCCTTTTGCAAATGCTAACGGGCCAATTGATATCAGTGATGATGATTTACCATTTTAAAGGAGTGAACAAGCATGGTTAAATCAATTTTTTTACAAGATGGAGAAGAAATATTTGTAGATGATGAAGATTATGAAAGAGTTAATCAATATAAGTGGTGGAAATCATTTCAAGGAAATACTCGTAGAATAGCTACTGTTAGTAAAAATGGCGACATTACATTGGTGAATTTTCTTATCGGGAAAGGTTGTCAAAAAGAAAGAAACAACTTGTTTACTAGAGACAATCTTGTTAAACAAGGAAATTCATTTCGCTATAGAATGGCTAAATCTTCGAGCAAAAGTAAATATAAAGGTTTAGGTTGGAGTAAATCTTTACAAAAATGGAAAGTGAATATATCAGTCGATAATAAAAAAATAGATTTAGGATATTTCGAAAATGAAGACGAAGCAGCACGAAAATATAATGAAGCAGTAATGAAATATTTTAATGGTGCAGGATATATCAATATCATCGGCAAGGATAATCGAACACCTAAAAATAACTATAGTACGAGTAAATATTATTGTAAAAATAGAAAAAAATATAAAGGTTTAACTAAAATTAACGATAATAAAATACGAGCTTCTATCTGTTATAAAAAGAGACAAATGTATATAGGGAATTTTAAAAACGAACAACAAGCAGCTCTTGCTTACAATTTATGTAGCAATTATCTCATGGGTGAAAAAGGTTATAAAAACAATGTACCTATGACTGACGAACTAAAAGAATTTACCTCTAATTGGGAAATACCAGAAAAAATTAAAGCGTTAAAACAATGAGCTTCAACCAGTTTGAGAGTGAGGTGTTTATATGACTGGTTGGATAAGTTTACACCGTTCAATTCAAAAACATTGGCTGTTTGAAGAAAAAAGAAAGTTTTCACGCTTTGAAGCATGGATTGATATTTTGTTGATGGTTAATCATTCAGATAACAAAATCATGCATGACGGAGACTTAATAACTGTCAAACGAGGTCAAAGAATCACGTCACTTAGACAACTTGGAGAGCGTTGGAGTTGGTCGATAACTAAAGTCGATAAATATTTAAAAACTTTAGAAAGTGACGGAATGTTAGTCGTAAAAAAAGACACTAAAAAAACAGTTCTAACCGTTGTCAATTATGACGATTACCAAGATGAAGATTTGAAAAAAAGACACAGAAAAGACAGTGAAAAGACAGAGAAAAAACACAGAAGTAACACAGAAAAGACACAGAAAAAAACAAACAATAATGATAATAAAGAGAATAATGAAAACAATGATAATAATGATATTGTTGTAGGCGACGACTTCGCTACGATTTACAACCTGTATCAAGAAAACATTGAACAAATACCAAGTCCAATTACAACTGAAAAACTAACTCAAGATATGGATCATTACGGAAAAGAGTTAGTAGCGTATGCAATAAGAAAAGCTGCACTTAATAATTCTCATAACTATAAATTCATAGACTACTTACTCAAAGATTGGCGTAAGCGTAACTTAACAACCATAAAAGCAGTTGAACAATACGAACAACAAAGACAGGAACAAAAAGAACAGTCTTATCAACCTAAAGTAACACAATCAAGAGAAAAGACACCTGAATGGTTGAAGAATCGTAACCAAGAAAAAGAAACAGTTAATGATGATCCTGAGTTTGAAAAATTACGATTACAATTCCAAAAACAATTGGAGAGTGATTGGGATGATTAGAAAAGTATGTAGCAAAACTAAAAGTATTGAAGTTGGCCAAAACAAAGTGACTTCAATTGAATTACACAAACATGAAACAGGTGGCATAGACATTTTTAAAACAAGAAACGCTGACGGTACCTTAAATGGTATCGAAGGCTTCTTTGTTGGCCAATATCAAGTTATAGAAGATTCAAGCACAGAACAGCTAGATATATTTAAGTTATTGGAGGGATAACAATGAAAGCAAACAAAGTTTATCGTTCTAAAGAACGTGTTTACATTTTCAGTGATAGACAGTTAGAGAGAGCAGCTAAAAACAATATTACCGAAGATGATATAACTAATCGCATGTTTCATGGTTGGGATATTGATGACATTGTAAACACACCAGTAAAAAGAAGAAAGAAAAGAACGGTTAAAGCGACTAAACCTAATATTACTAAAACACGTAAAGAACGTAAGAAGAAACATCCACAGAAAAAGTCGGCAATCAAAATCATTAATCAGAAACGTACCTATCCACCAGTGAAACCATCAGAGTATTACTTCAACTTACTAGAATTTGCAACTAAGCATTTTAAAGCAGGTGATGATCATGCCTAAGGTCATTGATTTAGATAAAGGTGATTTCATTTGGTTTATTCCTCTGAATAGCCAAATGAATTACTACGGATATGTTAAAGAGTTGAAATGGAACTTTGAAGGTGTGAAAGAAAGTGCAGTTATCATAATTGATGATGAGATTGAAGTTGAGATTGACGACACATACCAAATAGCAATTGGGAGGAAATATTATGAAAAACCAACCAACTAAAGAAATGTTAATAAAGTTTGCGCGCAGACATACATTAGACATAGACGGATATTATCAAGATGAAAAAGAACGCGATCCTCATAAACGTGAAATTGACGCGATTGTACGACAACTTAGAGCAGTAAGAACACAACGTGATGAATTTAAATTAAAAGCATCAGCTTATGAAAGAATTGAGCAAGCATATTTTGATAATGATAATTATTCTGATGAACAATTTATGAAATTAATTGAAAAAACTATTGAAGAAGTAGTAAGTGGTTTGGAGTGTGGTAGTGATGAGTGAAGAAACTATATACCTAGATGAAAATGACTTACTCAGCTTATTGAATGGTGGTAATTTTCATACATTGGTAGGCGAACAAAAAGTAGTTATTAAGCAGTCGCCACTTAAACCACCAGTAGCACCTGCGTTGAATTACAGATATCAAATAGTTGATACAAAAGCAGAAAGTGAACGTTTTTCAAGAATGGTACAACATTCAATTAATTCAAAAATTGGAGGAACAATAAATGGGAATTTTACCAGTTAAGGAGCGTGGTAGTGATGGATGAACTAGAAGTAGTGTCAGATCATCTTTCAAAAGATACATTCGAAGTGACAAAAGAAAGTGCTAGTAACTTAGTTTCAGAATTACAAAGCCATAAATTTACTATTGAAGACCAACAATGTGAATTGAACAAGTTGAACTTAATCAAACGTGAACACGCTAAGTGGTTAAACGACAAAATTACAGTTGTGCAATTTGCTTATAACGTTGAAAAAATACTGAATAACTTGGAGGACACAAACAATGACTAACACATTAACAGTTGATCAATTACAAGAGTTACTACAAATTCAAAAGGAATTCGACGATAGAATTCCAACTCTTAACTTACAGGATAGCAAGATTGCGTATGTAGTTGAGTTCTTTGAATGGTTTAACACATTAGAAACATTCAAAAATTGGAAGAAGAAACCAGGAAAGCCATTAGATGTGCAACTTGATGAACTCGCAGATATGTTGGCATTTGGATTAAGTATCACACACCAATTAAATTTAGATATCACAGAAGAAACAGCTGATGTATTAAATGATGTTATGAAAGCTGCGAACAGTACAGATAAACATTTAGATAACGTTGATATCTTATTAGAAGTTTATACCAACTTAGGCAAAAATATTTTTAATAGAGATAGCACTAATTCAGATGCACTCACATTCTTAACTTATCCATTCGCATTTTCAGTTGAATATTATTCACTCGATCAACTCATTGACGCATATAACAAGAAGATGGAGGTCAATCATGCAAGACAAGACGGAACAACAGACAAAGATAAAGGCTACGTGTAAGGAAGATATTTATCAACGTGTAAAGGAAGTGCTTAGAAGATGAAAGATAATACAGAACAACTACGCGCTGAAGCTAAAAAGTATTTTGATGGTAACGAAGAAGTAAAGAAGAAAATGGAAGATGATTATATTCATCATTCAGAAGAAGTCTATGCAAGTTACAACATGGTGCCACCTGATGAAGAAGAAGCTAGACAAGGATATCGAGATACAATGGCAAGAATGAAAAATGAATTGTTATTGGAGTGAATAGTTATGAATGGTAAACAAGTTTTGTTTAATGCATTAAACAATGTTAAGCCAAGTGATGATGTCATTGTAACTATTCACAGACCTTTGAATGATGGAACAACTAATCAATCAGTTGTGTGGTCAGAAATGGAATTTGTAAAAGTATTAGGAATACTAGAAAGCGCTAAACAAATTGCACAAGAGCAGGAGTGAACGAAATGATTAAAAAGTTAATTAGTCTGATTAGTATATCAGTATTAGCCATGTATTTAATAAAACAAGCGATTGTCATTTTAGAAAGCGTAGACGACATTGATACTGCACCTGCAGATTACGCTTTGAATGGCGATCAAGCAGATATAGATTTAGCTTTTCATGAAAATAAGGCTATTAATGTAAGTAAACCACCACATTTAGGAATAAAATGGTCCAAGGAATGATGTAAATGGTTAGATACGGTAATCGTGGAATGTGGCTAGAAAATGCCATTATCCATACAAATAAACAATATCAAGTTAAACAGTTGGCGCGCATTGATAAGGTGCCGACTGATATTAGCTATAACACACGTACTAATAAGGCTTACTACAAGTCAAAAGGTACTGTAGATTTTACTGGATTAGATAAAGAAGGTCGTTTTATCGCATTTGATACTAAAAATACAAATGGCACATCACTGCCATTGAGTAATATCAAACAACATCAGGTTGATTACTTGCAGGAAGTAAAAGCAATGAATGGTAGTGCATTTTTCTTAATCTATTTTAGTAAATATAAAGAACTTTATAGATTAGAAATAACTACTTATTTAAGCGCAATTAAAGTTTTAGATAGGAAAAGTATTCCGCATTCATTCTTTGATGAATTTGAGCCAATTAGAAGCAAAAATGGTATATTATTTGATTATTTGGGGGTAGGATAGTGAGTAGAAAAAAGAAATACGGATTAAAATTATCAACAGTACGAAAGTTAGAGGATGAGCTTTGTGACTATCCTAACTATGATAAGCGTATAAGAGATATTAGAGAACAAATTCAAAATCCATATGTTAGAACAGATACAAATATTGGTGGTGAACATATTCCATCTACCACATCTAAAACTGAAAGGATCGTCACTAATTATTTAAGTGATATTCGATTATCAAACATAAAGATGTATAAAACAGCAATCGAAAGAGTATTTAGTACATCATCATCAAAAGAAAAAGATGTGATTAATGATTATTATTTTAATCATAAAACAATGGGATATACTTGTGATACGAATCATATATCAGAAAGTACATTCCACAGAATTAAGAAAAAAATTGTGTTAAGACTAGCAGAAGAATTAGGAGAAAGCTAAGTTGACAATAAAATGACAGTTTTTGATACCTAAATGTTGATATTATGATATTGTAGATAATTCTACAGGTTATATTAAACACCTCTAAATAATTTAAATAATCTATAGTAAAATCAGATGTATTTTTGTATTATTATATAGAGGTGTTTGAAGTGGAAAATAGTGAAAGAAAATTAAAAGAAGAAGAAATCAAAAGAGTTAAATTACATTTTAAATATACTGCCTCTATATTATTCGGTATTTCGATATTGATTGTAGCGTTAGTGTTTTATGACAAAGATGTGGCATCTACCTATTTGACTTATGCTGGTACTACACTGTCAATAGTACTTTCTGTTATAGCTATATTGATTACTTTAATAGATGTAGCAGGTCAGAAAAAACAAGTTTATGAAATATATAATACGTCAGAAGAATTGAAATCGTTAGTTGAAAACCATCGAGTAGCAACTAATAACATGGAAAAATTAATGACAAGTCAAGAAGAAAACCTTGAATTGTATCAGGAAAATATAGAAAACGTAGATAATGTAATAAGAGAACTTATAAATAGCTTATATAATGAGAAAATTGAGATTAATAGTGAAGTCAACAGTAAAGAGGATGATAGAAATCAAAGTCCTGCTATAAGTGATAAAACTCTTATTACAAATGACAATGAATCAGTAAAGACGAATACGCCAAAACCTATATCAGGTCAATCCGAAATTATTAATGGTGGTTTCTTTATTAAAAAATATAAAACATTTAAAGTTATAAAAGCATTAAATAACAGTCAGGAGAATGAAATAAACGATATACTTAATTCATTTAAAACGATAAAAGTTCAATTTTACAGTAATAAAGTTGAACTATATTATCAAACATTAAAAATTTCTCCTTTTATAGATCCTGAGCATCAAAAACAAAGAGCTTGTATTCTTGTAGAAAGATTTTTAATAAGTGAAGGATTAATACGTTAGAATTTATGGACACTCTTAAAGAGTGTCTTTTTTAATTTTAATAAGCAATTAGCGTGAGAGTTGGTGGTATATGAGATGAAATTAACATTAAAACAGCAAAGATTTGCAGATGAATATATAAGAACAGGTAATGCTTATCAGTCAGCCATAAGTGCTGGTTACAGTAAAAATTATGCCAATAAGAATACTACAAAATTGTTGGGAAATGTTGGGATAAAATCCTATATTGACAAGCGTTTGGAAGAACTCAAAAAAGAAAGTATTGCCGAACAAGATGAAATATTGCAGTATTTAACGTCAGTTATGCGTGGGGAAACGACTGAACAAACGTTAGTTGGCCAAGGTGAAGGTTATCAAGAAATAGATAACATTGATGTAGGTGCTAAAGATAGGATTAAAGCTGCAGAACTCTTAGGTAAACGTTATCGCATGTGGACTGAAAAAGTTGAAGCCGAAGTAACCACACCAATATTTGTTGATGATGTTCCGGAAGATGATTAGACATGGCCGAAAGACCAAAAATCAGTCCTGCAAAAACAATCGGTGGTGGCTACAATAAATTCTGGCACAACAAAAACTTTTATAGAGTTGTAAAAGGTAGTCGTGGTAGTAAGAAATCAAAGACGACTGCAATCAACTTTATTTATCGTTTAATGAAGTATGAATGGGCGAATTTGCTCGTTGTAAGACGATTCAGTAATACAAATAAACAGTCAACATACACAGACTTGAAGTGGGCTACAAACCAATTAGGTGTAGCTCACTTATTTAAATTTAACGAGAGTTTACCAGAGATTACTTACAAGAAAACTGGCCAAAAGATTCTGTTTCGTGGTTTAGATGATCCTTTGAAAATTACATCAATCACGGTTGATACTGGAATATTATGTTGGGCGTGGTTTGAAGAAGCCTATCAGATTGAAACATTCGATAAATTTAGTACTGTTGTTGAATCTATTCGTGGTAGTTATCAAGATGATAATTTCTTTAAACAAATTACAGTTACATTCAACCCTTGGAGTGAACGTCATTGGCTTAAACCTACATTCTTTGATGAAGATACACGATTAAACAATACATTTTCATACACGACAACATTTCGAGTGAATGAATGGCTTGATGATGTCGATATTGCACGTTATGAGGACTTGTATCGTACAAACCCTAGACGTGCAAGAATTGTTTGTGATGGTGAATGGGGCGTAGCTGAAGGACTTGTTTATACAAACTTTGAAATAAAAGACTTTGATTGGTTTGAAAAGTATAAAGCAACTCAATTAAAAGTTCACGGTATTGACTATGGTTTCACAAATGATCCTACTGCATTAATTAGTGCAGTTGTAGATTTACCTAATAAAGAGTTATGGATATATGACGAGCATTATGAAAAAGGTATGCTCACAGATGATATTTATAACATGATTGTTAATAAAGACTTAAAGACAGCAGAAATTAAATCAGAAGGTGATATGCGAATGATTGCAGAATTGAAGTTAAAAGGTATTAAAAAGATTACACCTGCAACAAAAGGGCCTCATTCGATTATGCCAGGCATTCAATATGTTCAAGGTTTCAAGATGTACATACATCCTAGTTGTGTAAGTACGATTGAAGAATTAAACACATATACCTTCGACCAAGATAACGAAGGTAACTGGTTGAATAAACCTATAGATGCGAATAACCACTTGATGGATGCACTTAGATATTCGCTATCTGATTTAATATTCAAATCTAAAGAAAAAACAAGTGTTAGCAAATTAAGACAAATGAAAGGCATGGTGAGAGGATAAATGGTTAAAAGGCTAACAGATTTATACAGTTACAATACATTTGTAAAAGAAGCAAATGACGACTTTTTAGTTAGTGATGTTGAAGAACTCTTAACTGAAGAAAAGTTAAGAGAGTTAATTAATAACCATAAAACACTTCAATTGCCACGTTTAGAAACATTAGAAGATTATTACTTAAACAGAAATACTGATATTTTAGTTGGAAAGCGTCGTTTAGATGATGAAAAGTCAGACCATAGAATTGTTCATAACTTCGCTAAATATGTATCGCGTTTCATTGTTGGTTATCTTACCGGTAATCCTATTACGATTCTCCATAAAGATGAAAACACTAATGATAAGATAGTCGAATTAAACGACTTGAATGATGCAGATGCAGTAAATAGCGATTTAGCATTAAATCTCTCAATTTATGGTCGTGCTTATGAAATTGTGTATCGTGATTTAGAAGATAAAGATACATTTAAGCTACTTGATCCAAAGAATACATTTGTTGTGTATGATGAATCGCTAGATAAAAAAGTGCTTGCTGGTGTCAGATACTACACAAAACAAGATGTTGATAAAGTACCTACAGATTTTGTTGAAGTCTACACGGATGAAGATATTTACTACATCAAGATGAAAGGTAGCCAATTCGAATCTATTGATATAGTTGAGCATTATTATAATGACGTTCCTATCATTGAGTATCTAAACGACCAATTTAAGCAAGGTGACTTTGAGAATGTGATTTCATTGATAGACGCTTATGATGCTGCAGAGTCAGATACAGCTAACTACATGACAGACTTAAATGATGCTATGTTGGCCATTATTGGTAATACTGAATTAGATAGTGAAGATGCCAAGGCATTTAAAGATGCGAATATGGTTCATATTAAACCTGGTATCACTGCCAATGGTAGTGAAGGTACTGCAGATGTGAAATACATCTATAAACAATATGATGTGGCCGGAACAGAAGCATATAAAAGCCGATTAGAGCGAGATATTCATAAATTTACGAATACACCTGATTTAAGTGATGAAAATTTTAGTGGTGTTCAAAGTGGAGAAGCAATGAAATATAAGCTATTCGGACTTGAGCAAATGCGAGCAATCAAAGAACGATTGTTTAAAAAAGGCTTGATGAAACGCTATAAATTGCTATTCAATAACATCAATATTGAAAATTTAACGCAACATTCATATAAAGAGATAACAATCAAGTTCTCTCCTAACTTACCTAAGTCATTAATGGAATCAATCGAAGCATTTAACGCTTTAAGTGGTGGCGTATCAGAACAAACGCGTTTATCAGTTCTAGATATTATTGATGATCCACATGAAGAAATGGAAAAAATGAAGGAAGAACGTCAACAAGAAAGAGACGAATCTGATGCAAACAGTTATCAAGATGCTTTTAACTCATCCGAAAAGGTAGATGAAGGTAATGGCAGAACAGTATGATCCTCAATATTGGATAGAACGCGCTCAGCTTGTTATGGAGCAAAATGTAGTTGAAGATGCTAAAACTGCAGCAGAGATTAATCGTATTATTACTTTGATGTATGCAGAAATAGCAAAAGAGATATTTGCTTTTTATGCTAAGTTTGCTACTTCAGAAGGTTTATCTGTTGCCGAAGCAAAAAAAATAGTAGATGCGTTTGATGTTGTAGCGTTTAAAGCTAAGGCAAAAGAATATGTTAAGAATAAAGACTTTAGTGAGAAAGCGAACAAAGAATTAAAGAAATATAATGTCAAAATGAAGATTTCTCGTGAGAAGTTACTAAAAGAAAATCTAGATTTGATAGTTAAATCATCAACTGCAGAAGTAGAAAAGACAATCGAGAGTGGATTAGTTGATTCAATTAACCGTGAAGTAAAAGAACAGGCAGGAATATTAGGCGTTGACCTTAGAATTACCGAAGAAAAAGCAGAAGCTATTGCTAATAGTAAATTTCATAAGGTCACTTGGTCAGAGCGTTTATGGAATGATATGGATTTGGTAAGAGAAGAAGTTGAGCGTATCACAACAAATGTAGTTGTACGTGGTCGACATCCTAATGAGTATGTAGCAGAATTTAAGAAAAAAACAGGTCAAACAATATACAATGCTAAACGTTTACTAACCACTGAATCAGCTAGAGCGCAATCAGAAGCACAACGACTATCTTATTTAAAAACACTTGGCGAAGATGGGGAATATGAATTTTTAGCATCTAAAAGTGAATTACCAAAACCAGGTTTTTATGAGAAAAACCTAGACTTAAGCAAGTTGAAAGATAGTGAAAAAACAAAGGTTTGTCCAATTTGTAGTAAATTGAACGGTAAGATATTCAAAGTAAAGAATATGGTTCCTGGCGTTAATGCTGCGCCTATACATCCACATTGTAGGTGTTCAACTGCTCCGCGCGTTGGTAATTGGCGTGATAAGTTCTTTGCTGAACGTAAAGGAAAATATTCAGGAGGTAAGATTGTAATTGACTAGAGAAGAATATGAACAAAAATTAGATGATGTAACTGATGAATATATGCAAGTCTACGGTGATACACCAGAAGATATTTTAAAAGATGAAATGACAGATTATGAAAAAATTAAAGCAATTGAACAAGCAATACAGAAACGATAAAGCTATCACATTCGTGTGATGGCTATTTTTTATGTCCAAAACGTGCTGAAGACGTTAAAAGCACGCATGGAATAAACAGTCGACAGACTATAAACGGAGGTATATCTCATGGCACAAGAAAGTAACGTTACTGAAACACAAGAAACAAATGTAAACGAGCAAAACCAAAGTAATCAAGATAATACTTCTAACAATAAACAAGAGCAGTCAGATAAGACTGAAAAAACATTTACGCAAGAAGAAGTTAATCAATTGATTAAAGAGCGAGTTGCTCGTGAACAGAAAAAAGCTGATGAAAAAGCTAAAGAAGCTGAAAAGCTCGCTAAAATGAACAAAGACCAAAAAAACGAATACGAAATGGAAAAGCTTCGCAAAGAGAATGAAGAACTTCGTCAAAGAGAAGCAATGAATTCTATGAGAAACGAAGCACGTTCAATGTTTAGTGAGAAGAATATTACAGCTACAGATGATCTTTTAGACATTGTTGTAACGACTGAAGCAGAAAGCACTCAAAAAAATATCGATGCACTCACTAATGTAATTAACAACATTGTCAAAGAACAAGTGAAAGAGTCGCTCAGAAATGGCGCTCCTAAAAACGTCAAATCTGGTGGTATGACTAGAGAAGACATTATGAATATCAAAGATTCTGATGAAAGACAAATGGCTATCGCTCAGAATCGACACTTATTTAAATAAATGGAGGTTTTTTAAATGGCACCACAACCAAATCAAATTGATGTACAAGCTTTGGGCGAAGCAAAGTCAATCGACTTCGTTAATCGCTTAGGAGAAAGCTTAAATAAACTATTTGAAGCATTAAACATTACGAATAAATTACCAATGAATGTTGGTACAGCATTAAAACAATATCGTTTTTCAGTAAATTCTGAAGGTAATCAAGATGGAATTGTTGCTGAAGGTGACGTTATTCCTTTAACTAAAGTTGAACGTGAATTAGTAGACATCACAGAATTGACATTCAAAAAATTCCGTAAAGCAACTACTGCAGAATCAATTCAAGCACACGGATTTAGCACAGCAGTAAATCGTACTGATGATGAGATGTTACGTTATGTTCAAAAACAATTCCGTACAGATTTCTTCAATATGCTAAAAGCTGCATTAACAAACAAAGCACGTACAAATAAAGCAAAGTTATCAGCACCTAATTTACAGGGCGCTTTAGCTAAAGGTCGCGCAAACTTATCTGTTTTATTAGATACTGAAATCACACCTATCGCTTTAGTTAATCCTAATGATGTTGCTGGACACTTAGCAGAAGGTTTAATCAACTCTGATGGTTCTGAATTCGGTTTGAATTTACTTACTCGTTACGTAGGTGCAAAAGTTATTGAGTTCTCTGATGTTCCAGAAGGCGAAGTATGGTTCACAGTTGCAGAAAACTTAAACGTAGCTTATGCAAATCCTAATGGTGATTTATCATTAGCATTCCCATTCAGTGTTGATCAAACAGGTTTCGTTGGTGTGTTACACGATATGGATTCAAGTCGTTTAACAAGCGAAACGGTATTAATGCATGCTATTTCAATGTTCCCAGAAAATATTGATGCAGTTGTTAAAGTAACTATTACACCACCTACAACAACTACTGCTACTGCATAATCCATTAATCATTAAGAAGGTGAAACTATGGATTACTTAACTAAAGTTAAATCTCGTATTGGTTTGAAAGATAACAGACAAGATGAGCAACTCAAAGTAATTATCGAAAACGTAACTGCAGAGTTACTTTCAAGATTACCAATAGATTTGCGTGAAGATGTACCTGAAGGTTTAGAATTTATCGTTATTGAAGTTACTTTAAAACGATACAATCGCATAGGTGCTGAAGGAATGTCTAGCGAATCACAAGATGGACGTTCCAGCACTTATGAACCTAAGGATTTTGATGAATATTTACCAATAATTGACAGACTTTTTCCCGTAGAAACAATTGAACGCGAAGGAAGTATCAAATTCTATTGAGATTTGAAGATAGAGTTGATCTAATCGTTCAAAAAGTAGCCAAATATAATCCTGTTACTGAGAAGAAGGAAAGTGTTGAAACAATACTACCAAACATTCCATGTAACAGTAGCGCTTTATCTAGGGAAAGAGTGCTTGCTGAATTTGGCGAAGCGTATAAAGATATTACCGTTGTCCGTTTTAATCATGAATTGGATGTTATTCCTACTCATGCATTATTAAGAGACCGACGCTATCGAGTAGCAGATGTAAGGACATATCGACATAAAACATCTATTTATCTTCATGAGGAGTTATTAAATGAAAACTAAAGGTCTAGATAGACTGATTAAACAAATGAGAGATATGCATGACAATATAGATGATGATGTTGATTTCATTCTTGAAATGAATGCAAAAGAAGGTGTAGGAATTGCTCAAAAAAATGCTAAAGAAGTAATGATTAAAGGTTATTGGACGGGTAACTTACGTCGCCAAATTGAGTATCAAAAAGTTGGTAAGTTACATCACAGAGTAATATCAAATGCTGCTTATAGTGGTTATCTTGAATTTGGTACGCGTTATATGAATAAGGAACCTTTCATGTTTCCGACATATCAAACATTAAAAGAAAACCAATACAACGATTTAAAACGATTACTCAATGGATAGAGGTTAGATGATGAGTAATAGAACGCCACAACAATTGCTATACAATGAAGTATTTAAAAAATTACGAGGATATGGAATAGAGGTCATTGATTCAACAGAACTTGGCCAATCTATCACATATCCTTTTTTTGTGGTTTCAAAAGGTAATGCAGATAAATTTCATTATACCCTTAATTCTTTTGGTGGTGGATTAATCGTAGATGTTGATATATGGTCTGACGCTAATGATGTTGGTAAACATGATGAATTAGTTTATTATGCTGATCAAATATTAAGTGATATTAGCAATTTAGGTAATTACCATGTATCAATTGATACGATTCATACAAATACACTTATTAACAAAGAAGAAGGTAATAAGAGTTTGTTGCATACTTCTTTGAAAGCTGAATATAAATCTTATTAATTGGAGGTAAAGTGATGGATAAAAAAGATAGTAAATTCAGATTGTATCTTTTTAGAAAGCTAGGGGAAGCAGTTGATGCAACTCGTATGATGTGGATGACTGAATTTGAGTTAAGTCATGAAACAGATACTGATACAGAAGATACAATGGATGGAAGTTATTCAACTGAAGGATCTACATCTACAACAGCAACAGCAACTGCAAAGATGGCTTATGGAGATACGTTTGCTGATGAAGTAGAGGATGCAACAGTTGATAAAACTCCTTATGAGATGTGGGAAATTGAAAGTAAAATTGAAGGTACAGGCGAAAATGCTGGAAGATTCAAAGCTAAATATTTCCAAGGAAAATTTAATAAATTTACTTTAAAAGGTGAAACTGGAGGAGTAGATGAATACGAACTTGAATACGGCGTTAATGGTCGTTTCCAACGTGGTTATGCAACTATTCCTGATGAAGTTGAACAAAAATTAGAAGCTAATGGTTACAAATTCCATAACACTACTGCTGATGATCCTGCTACTGAAAATCTGGAAAGTATTCCTCAACCAAAAGTAAGTAGTTCATCTAGCACTACATCAACGTCAACTTCAACATCTGATAAGTAAATCAATTTATAGAGTAGGTGAATAGCCTGCTCTTTTTTATTTTAAAAAATTAATGAGGTGGAAAATATATGATTACAATTAAGAATGGTAAAAAAGATTTAGAAATGCGTTTTGGTATAGGTCAATTAGATGCTATTGATAAAGCGTTAGGATTTAAAGTTCAAGACCGTGTAGAACTTGGTGAAGGTTTAGAGAAATTAGTACCTAAATTAGAATCAGGTAATGCGATTGCAATTGCAAAAATTATTAAAGCGACTACTCGTGGCCAACAACATTCACCTAAAAATGATGAAGAATTAGAGGGTATCTTAGTTGATTTAATTAAAGAACATGGTTCACTTAAAAAATTCGGAGAAATCGTTCTTGAGGATATGGGAAAGAATGTTCTAACCCAAGACGTTATCAACAACAGCAAAGCACTAGAAGCGAAAGAGATTTAGTCACTTATGATCGTATAGTTTTAGCCTGCATGTCAGATTTGAAAATGACTAGTTTAGAAGAGATTGATAATTTAACACTACGTGAATTTAATTATCGCATGTGGGCTTTAGAACTAGACGTTTTAAGAGAAGAATTCGAAAGGTATAAACTCGCTTTTGCTATACGTGATGCTGCTACCACTAAAAATGTTGGTACAGAAAAGAAACCTAAAGAAGTTTATAGATACCAAACTGCTAGTGACATTATTGATTTTGAAAAAAATTATAATCGTATTCTTTCAGGTAAAACTATTGAATATCATAAAGAAACAGAAGAAATATCACCTAGTGAAAATAGTTTATTACAAGCGATAGCTAAGATGAATAATGAAACTAGGAATAAGGAGGTGGAATAGTGCCTAACACTGAATATACTGTCAGTAATGAATTAGTGGCTAATACTTCGCGATTTAAAAAAGAGATAAATCAAGCTATTAATTTATTGAAAAGATATGATGCTGTAGCTAAAAGTATTGATGATATTGAATTGACAGCTAGTGATAAAAACCTTATTTCTAAGGTCGAAGAAGCTGAAAAAGCATTAAATGAACTAGATGGAAAGCGTTCAACTTCAGAAATTGATGCAGATATTATTGATTTAGAAATTAAAAAAGATGAAGTTATTCGCCAATTAGATGAAATTGATGGAACTGAAACAAGTCCTGAAATTGATTTAGAAAAAGCGAAATTTGATGCCGAAATTAATGAAATAAATGCTAAAATTGACCGTTTAGAAAATGAAAAAGCAACAGTTGATGTAGACATTGACAAACATGAATTTGACATGGATATAGATGCGATTGAGAAAGATTTAGAACTTATCGACGATATGGATGTTGAACCTAAAGTGGATGCAAATACTAAGCAAGCAGAAACTAAGGTAAATCAACTAGAAAAAGCTTTAGATTTTTTAGATAGTAAGTCAGTTCGAACCGCAATTGATTTAAACGACAGATTATTTGTTACTAAATTTCAAAAGACGAAAAAAGAGTTGGATAGACTTGATGGTAGAAAGGTTAAAACTGCTATTCAAGTAGATTCCGCATTAGCTAATGCGGAAGTAACTACTTTTAAGACGGTGTTGCGCAGTATTCCAAATAAAGTTCGTACTCGGTTAGAAGTTGATAGTGATAAAGCGGAAGGTTTCTTAAGAGCGTTAAGCGCTGGTATTGATGAATCAACAAAATCTTGGGATAGATTAGCTACTAAGATTCGTACAATAGGAACAGTGCTTGGAAACATGGTTCAAGGTGTTCTAATTTCCAATATCACTTTACTTGTACCAATAATTGCTAGTTTAGTCCCCGTATTGATGGCTGTATTAAATGCAATTAGCGTAGTAGCAGGTGGCGCTGCTGGTTTAGCTGGCGCATTCGGTGTTGCTAGTGCAGGTGTAGTCGCATTTGGCGCTATGGGTATTAGTGCTTTAACTATGTTAGCTAACGGTACTTTAGAAGCTACTAAAGAAACAGAACGTTACACTGCATCATTAGATAGTTTAAAAAGCGCTTGGGCAGATCTTATTAAACAAAATCAAGCACAAATATTTAATACATTAGCCAATGCTATTGATACTGCTAAAGTTGCATTATCTGGACTTACACCTTTTATCAACGGTGTGTCTCAAGGAATGGAACAAGCTAGTGCTAAGATGCTTGATTGGGCTAGAAATTCTCAAGTAGCTCAACGTTTCTTTGAAATGATGGGTACAACTGGCGTAAGAATATTTAACAATATGTTAGATGCTGCCGGCTCATTTGGTAGTGGTTTAATTAGTGTACTTACACAAATTGCACCTTTAGCCGAATGGGTATCACAAGGCTTTAAAAAAATGGGACAAGCATTCAATGAGTGGGCGCAATCAGTTGAAGGACAAAATGCAATCAAGGCATTTATTGAATATACTAAACAGAATTTGCCATTGATAGGTCAGATATTTGGCTCAACATTTAAAGGTATCTTCAACTTGATGAAAGCATTCGCTCCTAATACTCATCTTGTGTTACAAGGTTTAGCAGATATGGCACAAAGATTTGAGGAATGGAGTGCTACAATTGCTCAAAGTGATGGATTTAAAAAGTTCATTGAATACGTTCAAGAAAACGGTCCTAAACTTATTCAATTACTAGGTAATATTGCAAATATTATAGTTAATGTCGCTACAGCTATGGCTCCATTTGCAGCTGCAGTATTAGATGTAGCAATTGCAATTACTAATTTTGTAGAGTCATTAACAGCTACTCATCCTGCAATTGGTATAATGTTAGGCTTGATTGTAACGTTAGCTGGTATCTTTATGACATTAGGTCCACCAATTATGGGCGCAATTGATTTTATTGGTAAATTTGTAAGAGTTTTAACCGGAGCAAGTACTGCTATTGAAGGTTTAACCGCAATTGGTAGTGGTTTAATGACTGCTCTTGAAGGATTAGGTGCTGCATTCCTTGCTTTAGATGCTCCTATTTTATTAATCATTGGTGCAGTAGCAGCGGTGATCGCAATTCTAGTATGGCTATGGAACACCAACGAAAGTGTTAGAAATGCACTCACAAATGCGTGGGATGTAATTTCTACAACAATAGGCGGTGCTATTCAGTCTGTTATAGATTGGTTTATTCAATTGTACGATAATATCATGCAAACAATTGAGCCTTTAATTCCGATTTTTCAACAATTTGGCGATTTTATTAATCAAATTCTAGGTGTAGTAGCTGTGCAAGCGATTAATTTCCTAGTAGAAGCATTTAAAGGCTTGTGGCTTGCTGTATCTGTAATTTTTACTGCTATTGGCGCAATCGTATCATCCGTAATTCAAATTATTGTTGGATTGTTCACTGCTTTCATTCAATTAATTACTGGTGATTTTTCAGGCGCACTACAGACTTTACAAAATACATTCACAAACGTGTTAAATACCATTTGGGGTGCGGTACAGTCAATTTTCTCTCAAATTTCTAATTTTATATTTGCTAGTTTAAATTCTATACTTGGAACAAGCATTTCAAGTTGGTCTCAAATTTGGTCGTCTACAACACAATATCTTAGTCAAATTTGGTCAAGTGTGACAAATTGGTTTAGTCGAGTAGCTCAAACGGTTGCTTCTAAAATGGCTCAAGCGCTTGGATTTATTATTTCTCACGGCGCTCAATGGGTTTCAGCTATCATTGATGCAATGGCTAGATTTGTTTCGGGTGTAATTAGCGGTTTTGTCAATGTGATTGGCCAAGTTAAAAGTGGTATGTCACGTGCTGTTGCTGCTATTAGAGGATTTTTAGGACAATTTGTTAGTGCCGGAATTCAAATGATGGCCGGTTTAGCTCGAGGTATTATGAGTGGAGCAAGCCAAGTTATTAGTTCGGCTGTCAATGTAGCTAAGAGTGCAATCAGTGCAGTTAAAGGCGCATTAAGTATTCATTCGCCTTCACGTGTATTTAAAGATATTGGTGCTTACACCATGGAAGGTATGCATTTAGGAATGAATACAGAAGGTAGTAAAGTCATAGACTTAGCTTCATCAATTGCATCAAGAGTAAGTTCTGGATTTAATTCATCACTTAATATTCCTAAAATAACAAGTGATTTTAGAAATGCTACTGCTTCTGTAAATGCACAAGTTCAACATACACATCAAGTTAATTCATCTCCAAATCAACGCGTAGTACGTATAGAGATGGATGTTAATAATGAAGCACTTTCGGCAATTGTTAATGGTCAAACTGCAAATGAAGATGCAATGTTTTCATTCTAAGGAGGTCGTTCGATGGATATAGAAATTAAGAAAAAGGACGGACAACGTTATACTTTGAACGACTTCGGTTTCAAAGTGGAAAGCGTGACTGTCGAAAGTATTGAAATAGAAAAAGACTACAAAACAAAAGAAAATACAAATGGGCGCATTAGACTAAGTACACAATATCGTAAGCGTAATATTAAAGTTGAATGTTACGTTATTTCGACCAAACTAAATGATAACCCTAGATTAAGAGATGAGTTTTATGCTTTAACTACAAGTAAAGATCCAATACTAATTAGAGAATTGAGAAGAACTGTACCACTTAATTATCGTTTTATTCAACCTACTAAAGATGATTATCAAGATATAGATGAATATAACAATTTAGTACTTAATCATGAGCCGTTTAATAATAATCACTACGTAAATGGTAGACAATATCAAGTGATTTGTAACGGTGTCATTGAGCCTAAAGAAGTAGGGCGTAAAATTCAATTTTCATTAGATTTTGAAACTGATGAATTACCTTTTGCTGAAAGTATCGGAACATCATTGGAATTAGAGAAACGACCTGACAGAGAATTATGGTCCAATGATATGCTAATTCCTTTTGATGAAGAAGATACACGTCGTAAGTATTCATTTACTAATGTATACAACAATTCAGTCTACTATCACGGGAATGTACCTAATGATCAATTCAATTTATTTAAAAAAGTAACAGTTGTATTAGGGAAAAATGTTAAAGCAACGGAAATTTTCAAATTTACGTTAGGTAATAGTGATGTTATGACAATCGAAGGTGCTAATTTAAAAAAAGGCGACAAGATTGTCTATGACGGTGTACAAACATTTAGAAATGGTATTCCTATTAACGACTTAGCATCAAATGCACAACCAAAGTTTTATCCGGGTTGGAATAATTTTGAATTCAATCAGCAAGTTAAATCAGTAACATTTGACTTGAAATTTTATTACTTGTGAGGTGTAGACATGCCAATATTAGTTACTCCAATACGTGGACGTAGTATTCCATTGTACGTGTCTACTACCGAAACATCTAAACTTGGTTCTGATATAGTCTTACAATTTGAAATTGTTGAAGATGAGTTTAATTATCAAATTGTCAGAGGTTTACAAAAAAGATGGACGATTTCAAGAGTACAAGGTTCGAAAGATAAAAGAGAATACGTAGTATTTATTATTGACAGACAGACACATGGTAAGAAACAACTTGTGTCTGTCTCTTGTCGTTATAAGCCGTTAGATATCATTAAACATACTCGTGTTTATGAAACGATAGATGGTAGTTTTACCGCCGATAAGTTTCTTAAACAGATATTCGATAATACTGGACTGAAATATAAAATAAATGGCTCTCTTGGTTCATCTCAATTCGAAAATGCTGGCGAAGGTGAAAGTTTAGAAGATTTGATTAAGAAGTTTTGTAGTCACTTCGATGTAGAGTTCGATATTGAATTTGATAATAAAAAAGGAACATATACATTTGTATTTACACCTTTTTTGAATAAAAATGCTAGTTATCATATAGATGATGAAATCAACGCTAATAACATGAAAATAGAAGAAGATAGTAGTGAACTTTATACCTATGCAGTTGGATATGGCGATTATGATGAAGAAGAAGGTAGTACAGCAGCTGGCTTTGTTATGAAATTTGAGCATCCTAGCATCAAAGACTATGGTCGTTATGATGCACCACCGATTAAAGATGGTCGTATCAAAGATGAAGAAGTGATGCACCAAAAACTTCAATCATTAATCGAAAGTTCAGTTAAAACATCAATCAGTTTAGACTTCATCGCTTTGAACGAACATTATCCCAACGCTGTTCCTAAAGTAGCTGATATCGTTAAAATTAATCATTCTATCTTAGGTATTAATGAATTTGTTCGTATTGTTGATGTAAAAACAGTAAGGGATAAAGATAATATTATCGTTAAACAAGATGTGACTTTAGGTGATTTCAAACGTGTAGATAGATATAAAAAACGTGTAAGTGAAGCAGCGGCGGCAGTCGGAAAATTAGGCGGACAAAATAGCTTTGTCCACACATACAAAGTAACGACTGCCAAAACAAATGCAGCTATTAAAACCACACAACGCCAACAAGAAGATAGTGCTACTAAAGATATAAAAGCAACTAAAGAAGATGGCACAGTCGTTAATTTAAGTAGTGCTGATATTGTCATTGATGCCAATGGCAACTTGAAACTAAAGTAGGAGGTTTGAAATGAGAAAAACAATATATACCGACTTAGATGCAATATTTGGCGCTCGTTTTGTTAGAGAAAATGAGTTAAATTTCATTGCTACAAGAGATATGTTAACAAATATCGAAAAGTTATTAGATAAGCATAGTCGAAATGAAACAAAAGCACATGCTGCCGACCAAATTAAGTACACACTTCCTACTGGTCCTAGTACCACAGTTGATAAAGAACTTCGTTATCAAAATGAACGTGTTAGAAACTTAGTATTAGGTAATTTAGGAAACGGCCAACAAGAAGTGCGTGACAGTCGCGTTTCTATGGACGGTCAAAGTCACGCATTATTATCTGAACGTTTAAAACATGATTTTTCATACATTGAAGAAGAAACAGATAAGTTGATGAATGTTACTGATGATCCTGCATATTTATTTACTCCACCTTACATGAAAAGTGCTGAGCGCGGTGTAAATGAAACACCATTAAGTAATGATCCAACTGAAAATTTAAAAGCATTCTATGATGTGTTTGTCGATAATAAATATTGTTTCAAAAAATACATTGGTAAAGACCAATCAAACACATACAACGTATATAGTTATACATTTGAGCCGGAACATTACAGTAAAACAGTATTAGTCACTTGTTGTATTCATGGTAATGAGTATAGTGCGTTTTACGCTATGAGTCGTTTTATGAACTTAGTTGTAAATGAGTGGGAAAAATACCCACAACTCGCTTATTTACGTAAAAACGTGCGTATTGTCATGGTTCCTATCGTAAATCCATGGGGCTTTGCTAATCAAGAACGTGAGAATGTAAATAATGTTGATTTAAACCGTAATTTTGATTACTACTGGGAAAGTGGTAGTGGTAAAAGTCCTAGTGGTAAAAACTATAAAGGTTCTAAAGTATTTAGTGAACGTGAAAGTAGAAATATGAAAACACTTGTTGAAAGTTTAGATGAAATTACAGCACATATGGACTGCCACAACATTGTATCTCAAGTTAGTGATTATTGCTTATTCTACCCTAGATTTGCCAATCAACCTAATAACGAAATGACACAACTTTTAATGGAATTGTCAAACTACGGTGATTATGTCACTTGGGGTTCAAGTACATTAGCGTCATTCTCAAATTGGGTTGGTATCACGAAAGGTATTACATCATTCTTACCTGAAGTATATGAAGGTCGCGCTGGTAAACCTAGAGGCGCAGAAGAAATGTGGCGTAGCGTATATTACTTAGGAAATATTCTTTTAAGATTATCAAGCCTATATAATGGTCAAAATGGAAGAACAGCAAACGAACCTATTGTTAAATCATTTGTATATAGTAGTCGTTATAACAATTCTGGGGTTAAACCATTCTCACTTGTCGCTAAAAATGGATATCAACGTATGTTGATGACACAACAACGATTTAAAGTCACTGCCAATGGTTTTGTTGAATTAAATGGCTCAATCACAATTAAGTTAGATAGAAAAACAACATTCGGAGTTAATCCGGGGGTAGTACAAAATTACAATCCATTCAGTGGTAACGGTAAGACAAGAAAACGTCAATTATTTAAAATTGAACATGAATTACCAGCTGGTGTTCATACTATTCCATTACATGCAGTGGCACCTGTTCAATTTTCTACAACAACACCCGATGATGTTAAACGTACGAACGAAGTTATGGCAGTAGTAGATGTTATGCGAAAAGAAGGATATGCAAAAGTATTGAATATGGTACTTAATGTTAAATTCACACCTAGTCATTCTCATAATGCTGTTCAAATGTTTACTTCAACAGAATATGGCAACCAAAAAGAACAAACATTCAAACAAATCTATCCAAATAAACCAGCACCTTTTGATGTTCGCAATAAAATTATTACTAAAAAATAAGGAGGTTTTTAAATGGATGGTTTAAAAAAAGAAGCGAAAATCACAGTTGTTGATGAGCCACGTTTGAAGCCTATTACTGACGAGAATATCGCTTTTTATAACATGGATATCAATACAGCAGTTTTAACGTTTCAAGTAAGAAAACAAGATTATCCATTAGAAATCAGTAAAGTAAATACTGATATTTATGCTTACTTTGTATCTGATAATGGATCGTCAACTGGACGTGTTCAAGTTGATTATGTTAATCCAATGCAAGGTATCATTCAACTTACTTTAGATAACGACTTCTTAAAAGCTGCAACAGACACTTATGTGACAGGTCAAATCTACATTAAAGCTGTTGGTCGCAAAGATACCGTTGTATTAAATGAATTCCGTTTCTATGTCAAAGATGCGTTAATTAATCAAATTGATGCAGATATCAAAATCGGTTACATCCGTGAAATTGACGATTTAATTGATAACTTCAAAGAAAAAATTGAAAGTGTTTCACAAAATTTTAGCGATATCGAAACAGCTCAAGCTGATTTCACTGCTTTTGTAAATGCACAGAAAAATGCTTTTATTAAACAAGTTAATGATATGAAGAATGAGATGAATGCATTTGCGGAAAACACACAAAAAGATCTTATAGATAGACTAAACTCAATCGACGATAAAGTGTTGGAAACATTAAGGGAACTTGAAAATGGAACAGAAAACTTTATCACTGAAAGCGAATTAAAAACATTACTTGCAAATTATCCTACAAACGAACAACTGACTACACAATTAGATAGTAAAGCAAATGTAGGTGACGTTACCAATTCGCAATCAGTTGAATTACCCGATTTTGACAAAATGATTAAAGAAAAAGTTGATGAAGCGCTTGCTAATGCAACATTACAACGCTTCACATTTACTGATGACAACGGATATATTCCTAGAATTGATAACCCTGACTTCGATACTATGAGTGGTATTGACGCTTCAGGCTTTTATTATGCTTACAACCCAATTAATTCACCTGAACCAAATAATCAAAGTGGTTACTTACTTGTTATGGCAAGAAGTAGTAGTTATAAGAAAGTGTTATTCTTCCCATTCAATCGTCATGTATTTTATTCACGCAATAAGATGGGCAATACAGCAGGTTGGGGAATTTGGTACGATGCAACAAATAATATAAACGTAGGTGAAATGATTGCAGATGTTACTGAAACTTAATAGAAAGAAGGTGCTAAATAGTTGGAAGATGTAAAAGTCAAAATTATTCAGTCCGAAGAATTTAAAACCTTCTTTTATGCCGGAGATTTAAAAATGCTTTATGTATTGATTTTGCTAATGGTCTTAGACATATTAACAGGAACAGCTAAAGCTATTAAAGATAGAAGATTGTGGTCAAGAAAAGGACTGTTTGGTTATGGAAGAAAGATACTCATTTTCGTCATAATTGTTGTATCTAACGTAATAGATCAGATACTAGCATTGAGTGGTGGATTGATTATGATTACAATCTTATTTTATATCGCAAATGAAGCTCTATCTGTAGTTGAGAATTGTGCTGCTATGGGCGTACTAGTACCTAAACAATTAGCTGAAAGGTTAGCAGTTATAAAAAATGAAGGAAGTCAACCACCTTCAATTACCACTGAAATCAAAGAAGAAATGACAACAAAATATAATAAAGAACTCGAAGATAATGAAACATCAGAAATAAATATCAAGATGAGAAAATAGTCGGCGTTTACACGTCGGCTTTTTATTATGCAAAAAAGGAAGGTGGATAAATGGCAATTTTACCTTCATCTGGCAAACCGACAGCCAAGCAGGTAGTAGCATGGGCTAAATGGTTAGCTGATAACAATAAGGGTGTCGATGTGGATGGTAGGCTAGGGTTCCAATGTTGGGACTTACCTAACTATATCTTCGATAGATATTGGGGTTTTAGAACATATGGTAATGCTGATGCGATGGCACGACGTGATCAATATCCAAATAGCACATGGAAGATATATGCGAATACACCTAGTTTTGTGCCGAAGCCGGGTGACGTTGTGTGTTGGACATATGGTGCATATGGTCATACAGCAATTGTAGTTGGTCCTAGTGATACTAATACATTTACGTCAATCGACCAAAACTGGTATGGGGCAAACCATTGGTACGGTAGTAAAGCAGCATATGTTAAACATAGTTACAGTGGTATGGGCGGTAATCTTTATTTCATCAGACCACCTTATAAGGAAGAGCCTAAAACTGAAACGCCACCTAAAGATACAACACCTAGTCAAGATAAAGGCGATACTTCTTCAGACAAACCGACATCAGAAACTAAAAAAGAGCCGCTTAAAAGAGCAAAAAGTTATTACAGTAACTGCAGAAGATGATGAGAAAGTTGATTATCCTAGATTTATACCGCATAGAATTGCTAATGGAGAAGTAAGAGGTCACAAGCCTAAAGGCTTAGCAGTCAAGAACGCTGGAACAATGTGTTCAGTACAACAGATGTATTATGACAGAAACAAATATATTTCTAATTCTGAATATCCACATTTTTACATTGACCGACACCATATTTGGCAACCACGATATACAGATGTCAAAGTACCTAGTGAACCTGACTATATCGTAATTGAAGTATGTGGAGATTACAGCGACACCAAAACAGATTTCTTACTTAATGAACTACATGCAATCATATTTGGTGTAGGGGAACTAAAAGGATATAACATTCCACTTAAACGATCATCTTTAAAAGTATCTGACGACTTGTGGCGTACCGTTATGGAACATGGTAACTTTGATCCTTTAATTGACGGAAAACCTTCTTCAAAGGTGCTTGATAAAGTCCAAGCATCACTACTTGAGTTATACCAAAATAGAAACAAAGTACTTAAAGAAGTAAAAAGTGGTAAAACGACTAAAATTGATATCAAAGTTGATAAGAAAGAAAAGTCATCAAATTCTACTTCATCAAGCAGCACAAGTAAACCATCAACTTCTACGTCTACATCAACAACATCTAAAGTTTCTAGTAAACCTAAAGTCATTGTCGTTTATAGCAATTACACATTTAATCAAGCAGTTAATATTCAAATGACAAGAGCGCCACAAATCAACTATGGCTCAGGTTGGTATAACGCTGGTCGTGCAGATACATTAAAAGCAATGAACAGTTTAGAAATATGGAACAGTTCAAGTCAGAAGTATCAAATGCTTAATTTAGGTAAGTATCAAGGTATTTCCGTATCAAAACTAAACTCTATTCTTAAAGGTAAAGGTACTTTGTCTGGCCAAGGACAAGCTGTATCTGATGGTTGTAAAAAATATAATGTAAATGAAATTTACTTAATCTCACATGCATTCTTAGAAAGTGGTTATGGCCGTTCTAACTTTGCTAGTGGTCGTTACGGCGCTTATAACTACTTTGGTATCGGTGCTTATGATAATAACCCTAACTATGCTATGACTTTTGCTAAAAACGAAGGTTGGACTACTCCTGCTAAAGCTATTATTGGTGGTGCGAAATTCGTTAGACAAGGTTATATCGATAAAGGTCAACAAACTTTATACAGAATGCGTTGGAATCCACAAAGTCCCGGCAATCATCAATATGCTACTGATGTACGTTGGGCGCAACATCAAGCGAATACAATTAAAAGTTTATATGATGAAATCGGTCTAAAAGGTGAACACTTTATACGTGACCGATACAAACAAACATAGGACTACATGCTGACAGCGTGTGGTCCTAAATTTATGTAAAAGAGGTGCTTAAATGGAAACATTCAAGCAAGGTGAAGTAACTGCTCGCATAGATGAGCGAGGTATTGACTTAGGTAATATTAATGTCAATCTCTACACAATGGATAACTCTACTGCAGCGTTAGATATTCACATAAAAAAACGTAATATCTTTAGTGAAAATAAAGAATTTATCCCAGTTAATTTAAATCAAACATCATTCAAACCTGTATTACATCTAATTACTGAAGATAACTCTATTTTTACTAATGAAGAATTAGAAGTAGTAAAAGCTGAAGAAGGTTATGTACGTTACAACGTGTCCGATTACGTAACAAGACATGTAGGACGTGTGCAAGCAAAATTATTCTTAATTGATAGTAGTAATTCGACTGATGATAGTTCACATGTGGCGGATTTCTATTTCAAAGTAAACGATAGTGGTATCACAAAAGCAATCGGCAAAGAAGTTCATGTTGATATGTTAGATGATATCGTTGAACGAATTTTATTAAAAGATATTGAACGTTTCAGAGGTCCTAAAGGTGACAAAGGCGATACTGGTCCACAAGGGCCAAAAGGTGAACAAGGAGCAAACGGAATAGATGGCGAGATTGGTCCAGCAGGCCCAACAGGACCAATGGGGCCAAAAGGTGATACTGGTGAGCGAGGCCCACAAGGTGAACGTGGTCCACAAGGTCTACCCGGAAAAGATGGGTCTACTATTTCTTATACAGATACAGGTTGGCAATCTCTTTCATTAATTAACGGAACGACGCAAGCTGGGTCGGACAACCAACCCAAATATAGACTTGTTACTATAAATGACACTAACTTGTTATTCATTAGGGGAGCAGTGAAAAATATTACTTCAAGAACAATGGTGTTTGCAAAGTTACCAACAAACATATCACGAAAAATAAGCGGTTATTCAGAGTATTCAAAAGTAGACATAAATCCGTATATAAATACATTAGCTATATACAATATAACTATAACTACTTATGGAGAACTAAAAATAACCTTAGAACCCAATAGCGCAGTAGATTCTAACGGTGTTTATTCTATCGAAGGAACAATATCATTATAGGAGAGTGGAGGATGTGAAAACAAAACAAATTTATTTTTATGATGGAACATCGTTTCTAGTTATGGAGAATAAAGACGGAGAATTAGAGTACCCAAAAGAGCAATGGACTGACATTGCACCACCAGAAGGACTTTATGAACCTATTCATTTTGATGGCAAAAAATGGATAGGAACATCATATGAAGAGTGGTTAGAACAACAACCTAAATTTGAAGTAGAAGAAGTACCTGATGACAAAGATGTTTTAATAGCAGACTTAACGTTACAATTAATGGAAACGCAAAATACAGTAGTAAACCTACAAAATGATATGGCAAATTTAACATTACAAGTTTTGGAGAGTGGTAACAATGCGTAATATAGGTATTAGATATTATAAAATGGGCTTATATAACGAAGAACAGTTTGCTTTATTTGTAAAACGTGGTTTTGTTACAGAAGAAGAGTTTAAAGAATTAACTGGGCAAGAGTACCAAGACGTAGTTAAAGAATAACCACAAGCTGACCTTTTTAGGTCGGCTTTTTATTTTGAATAAGGAGTGGGAAGATGAAGATAAATTGGAAAAATAGATTTAAAAATGGCGCTACTTTATCAGGTCTAATCAGTTTATTACTATTACTCATAAAACAAGTAACTGAAATGTTTGGTATTGATCTATCACATCAACTTACACAAATAAGTGGTATTATTGGTACAATCTTAGCAATTTTAGCTGGTTTAGGTTTAATTACTAACCCTAACACAAAAGGCTTATCTGATGCTGGTATCGATTTAGAATTAAACAAACCACGTAATCAAGATACGCATCCAGTAGAATTTAAAGCAAATGATAAAGAAATAGTTATACCTAATGCACTCACACCTAAAGAATACGACACATCAGAAGAATTCACAGATGATACAGATGAAGTTACTCCATATTATTCAACAGGTGGTGGTTCTCTTGATGATGTGCCAGAAGAAGAACACGATAATTCATCTGATAAAGCGATAGTGGAGGTTGATAGTGATGAAAACACAAGCAGAGATTAATAAACGGTTAGATGCTTATAGAAAAGGTACAGTTGATAGTCCATATAGAGTTAAAGTTTGGACGAGTTATGATAACCGTTTTGGTGTAATGGAACCGGGTTGTATTGATGTAGACAAAAGTTTCCATGCTCAATGTGTCGACGAGCCAATTGATTACGTTTTATGGCTTACTGACAATAAATTTAGAATTAGAGGCAATGCTAAAGATATTCCATACAATAAATTCCCAAGTGGATGGCGTGTAATTGAAAATAGACCTTCAACAGTACCTAAAAAAGGTTGGATAGCTGTATGGAGTTCAGGTACTTATGCAGAGTACGGTCACATTGCAATTGTATATAATGGTGGTAATACTTCACGACTTCAAGTATTGGAGCAGAATTGGAACGGATGGGCAAACAAAAAACCTAGCTTGCGTTGGGATAATTATTACGGACTAACTCACTTTATCATTCCACCAGTAGCTAAAGAAACTAAAGAAGTATCATCTAGTAAAAAGACAGCACCTAAACAAAAAGTTAAAAAAGTATCTACTAAAAAAGAATTACCTAAAATAACTAAACACATCACTGGATATAATATGGATAAGCGAGGTTATAATCCTAAAGGTGTAGTTTTACACAACGATGCAGGAGGGATGAACTACAAGCAATATTACAATAATTTAGTTAATGCTAACTATGACCGCTTGGCTCGTGGTATCGCTCATGCATATATTGACAGAACAGGCATTTGGGAAGCGATTGATGAAAGTCGTATTGCGTGGCATGTAGCAGATGGCATCCGTCCTGGAAGTGGTAATCATGATTTCTACGGTATCGAAGTAAACCAATCATTACGTGTAAGTGATAAAGAATTTTTAGAGAATGAACAAGCTGTTTTCCAATTTGCAGCAGAGAAACTTAAAAAGTGGGGACTACCAGCAAACAGAAATACTGTTCGTTTGCATAATGAATTTAGTCAGACAAGTTGTCCTCATAGAAGCATGGTGCTTCATACTGGTTTAGATCCGTTGTATCACTCAATTACCGAACATGCACGACTAAAACTAAAAGATTACTTCATAAAGCAAATTAGAGCATATATGAATGGCAAGAAACCAACTTCTAAAGTAGTCGTAAGTAAACCAGGTAGCGCTTCTACACCAGCTACACGTAAAGACGCTAACGGTTATAGAGAAAATCCACATGGAACGTTATATAAAGAAGAACACGCAACATTTACTGCAAATGTTAATATCATCACTCGTTATGTCGGACCATTCACAAATATGCCTCAAGCTGGTATTTTAAAAGCTGGTCAAACGATTATATATGAAGAAGTAATGAAACAAGACGGTTATATTTGGGTAGGATATACAGCGTATGATGGTAAACGTGTTTATTTACCAGTTAGAACATGGGATAGACAAACAGATAGTGTAGGCAAACTATGGGGAGTAATTAGTTAGATATGTTATAATAACAACACGATTTTTATTCCATTCACTGGGGACAAGTTTAGTGCTTGTCCCTCTTTTTTTATATTATATAATAAATTTATTACTCAAGAAGGGAGTGAAATATAATGTCTGAACGTTTTGATTATTGTATGTCTTGTGGGAAGATGATTGTTGAAAGTGATAAAAACTTTAATATTAAAATGTGTGATAACTGTGTAGAGCATCAAATGAGAGAGAAATAG